ACCCATATCACCTTTGAACTTGTCCAAAATTTGTTGTGCACCTTTATCGTTTCTTTGTAATGCTCTTTCAAAGTTTCCAATTTGAGTTTTAGCCAAACCTTTAGCATTGAAGTAATCTTTTTTATCAAAGATACCATATACTTTTTCAAAGGTAGAATCTTTTGATTTGAATTCTTCGTTCATCTTAGAACCACCACATCCACAACCACATCCACAACCAGCAGATTCGTTTACTGATTCTTCTTTTTTCTTACCAGCTCTTAAAGCAGCTAAATCAGATGCTTCAATCTCACCATCACCATCAACATCTAATTTATGTTGGTCACCTTTCAAATCTTCGTTCTTTTCTCCTTTAGCGTTCCAAGCAGCATCAATCTTATTGAAAAACTCTTTCTTTTCCTCATCAGACATAGATGGGATAGATTTCCCTGCTTTCTCTAAAGCTTTTTTGAAAAATGTTTGATACTCAGTTTCCTCTGCCATAACAGTTCTGAGTGTATTTTTGATAGTTTCTCTGGTAATATTCATATTTATTCCCAATTACAATTTAGTTATAGAAGAAACAATGTTGTTCAATCTTTCTCTAATTTTGAACAAATTCTTTTGTGTTCTTTTCCAATATTGGTCAGAATTTAAATCACCCTCTTTCTTAATTCTACCATACCATCTTAGGAATGTTTCAATTTCAGAAAGTTGTTTGTTAATACTTGAAATTCCTCTACCAATTTTTTGTTTTGGAGTGGATTCATCCTTTTTTAACTCTAACCAACGATTTTCACTAACTCTTTTATAACCACTTGCTTTATTTATAGTATCAACAAATTCATTATCATTTTCCTCATCCTCATCAGTTCCATCAGTATCTTTAAAAGCATTGGGAGTATTATAACCAGCCACATCACCAGTAGTGGTAGCTTCATCCATTTCCAACTCTTCATTTTGGATTTCATCAATCAAATCCTCAATAAGCTTTTTTAAGTTACTCATTTATTTTTTACTCTTTAATTCTTTAATTAATTCGTAAGACATCATTAAAGATGAAACGTGATTATCAGATACTACTTTTCCAATTTTAGTTTTAGCTAAAACTGAAACAGTTTCTACTAACTTAATTTTAGTTACTTTATCTTTTATACCTTTAGATAATGTTTTTAGTTCAGAAACGATTGAAGGTATTTCTTTTTCAACATAAGATTTAAAACCAGTAGTATTAGATAGGTTGTTGATGTATTCTCTTAATAGGTTTTTCTGGTTTTCATCTAAGTTAGAATACTTTTTGTTAAAAGTTTCTACTAAAATTTTATAAGTTAACAATCTTAAATCTTTATCTTGTTTTTTATAAGATTCAACAATCTGATTAGTGTTACCTTTTTTAGATGATAGGGTAGACGGTTTAGATGTAATTGATTCAATGAGGGTAATTTTTGAATTGAATACATCTTTAACATCATAATCCCGCATATTTTTAGATTCAAAAATCTTATAGATTGATGCAAGTACTCTATAATTTGATATAGGTGAAGAAAGGAATTCATCCATATTGAATGATTCATTAATCTTTTTGATAAGATTATACTTCTCTCTTTGAAGTTGTTTCTGGTCAATACGATTATGTGCCTCATTGACAGTATCAATAAACTTTTCAGCTCTTGATTCTGAACTGTACTTTTCTTTAATAAGAAGTTCGTATAATCTTAACTCTTTGTTTAACTCTGTTTTTGGACTAAAAAATTCACTTACGATTTTTTTAGCCTTTTCCGTGGTATCACCATTAAGAACTTCTAATGTGATTTGTCTCACTAAAAGTTCAAAAAGAATACCAGTATTCTTAAATTTTGAATGTTTTACCCTCTTCATTGTGTTTTTATCCTATAATAATATATCAATATACGATACAATACATCGTATATAAATATAAGTTAATTTTGATTTCCTTAATTTTTATTCATCAATCAAATTTACATCATCTAAAAAGTCTCCGTTTTCACTCATCAACTTTCGTTTTGCAGAAACTCCATTAACATATTCTTTAGCTACTTTTTTTGTCATTTTAGTAGCAGAAGATTCGTTTTTTGATAACGCTTTTTGATTTTCCTTTTTACCTAATGGGTCTCTCCCATAAGGATGTTTATCTTTACCATAGGTGTTTCCCTCTCTTGGTCTACCACCTTTGTTTTTTAATTCAGTTTTTAGTTCTTCTAATTCATCTTCAACATCAGTTGGGTCTTGCTCCATTGCTGGGTCTTGTCCTTCATCTTCGATTGAACGATATCTAAATCTATCTTTAAGGTCATTGATAAGTTGAGTTTTTTGAAAATCAACTTCATCATCACTAAAGTTAAAGATATTTTTGTATGCCCAATCCTTAGATACCATATTTAATCCTTGAACATCAGAAACTAATCTAACTTTCTCACTCCAAAGATTTACTTTTTCTTGTTCGTAAATCGTAGATGGATTAACTAAGTTTAATTCAAAATCAACCATCTCAGTTCCTTCAATACCTTGAGCTGCTAAATGAGTTACTGCAATCTTAGTTAACTCAGATATTAAAGTTCTTTGGATTCTTTCAATTGTTCTTGCAAATCTCACATCTTCTGCAGCAAGAGTTGCTTTACCATTTACATTCTCATCATATCCCAAATATGCTTTTGGAATTTTAAGAGCTGCAAACATTTTATTCTTTAAGTAATCAATATCATCGATAGCAGTATATTCTAAACCACCCAATGAATCAATCTGAGTACCACTATCACCACCTCTAACAGGTAAGAAGAAATCTTCTGTTAGATTTTGAATGTTATACTTTAAGTTATAATCACCAGTCTTTTTATCCACAAATGGAGTTTTCTTCATTTTGTTGATAATTCTTTGCATGTAGTTATCAACTTCTTGTGGAGGAATGTTACCAATATCAATTTTGAAAACTCTCTTATCAGGTGCTCTCATAATTCTATGAATTAACATAGCATCTTCCATAAGAGAAACTTGTTTCCAAATTCTTCTACCATTCTCAATCATTGCTTTTCCATAAGGAAGGAAGTTAGTATCAGATAATAATCTAAAATGTACTACTTCATAGTTTTCATATTCACCTTTACCATTTGGGTCGTGATTAACTTTAAACTTTACATAGTTTGGATTGTTAGGGTCAGTATTTTCTAATCTTTCAGTTTCATAAACTGGAAGTGGTTTTACATTAATAATACCAACACCTGGTTGAATTTCTTGTACTAAAAAGAAATCTCCATACTTAACCATATTTCTTGTCCAAGACCATAGGTTAAATTCTATGTTCAAAATATCATAGAAAAGATTTTCTAAGATTTCTTTTACTTTTTCGTTTTTTGATTTGATTTGTACAACTTCACCAAATTCATTTTTAAGTGTACATTCATCTGAATAGATATCTAATGCTGATGAGATAATTGGGTCATTATCCATAGCATCATAATCTCTAAATAGTTCTCTTCTTACTTGATGGTATGCCATCGATTGAGCTGCCATTTGTTCTCCGTAAAAAGACCTTTGTAGTTTGGTGTATCTATCTCTTAAATTTAATAAGTTAGTACTACCCTGCTGTCTATCATCTACATCAACAACTTTTCTCTTTCCATCTTTATCAACCTTTACGATTGCTTGAGTGGAAAAGAGTTTCGTTAATCGATTAAAAAATGAACTATTGTTTTCTTCTGCCATTTTGTTTCCTTATTTTATAACCTTTATTCTTTTATCTTAATTATGAGGTCTCCCTCACCCTTAATAACTCTATGAAAAGTTTCTTTTGGTATTTCTACCACATTTCCACTTTCCAAAGTTTTAGGTAGTTCGTTATCCATTTGAAACTTCCAACCATTGGATTGGATAACTTCAACTACTCTATCGTTTTTATCTCTATGCCAAACTAATTCTTCAGATTCTACATCTTCTGAAAAAGTTCTTACAATAACATTACTCTCAATAACTTCTTTATATGGATGCATCACCAATAAAAATTACCTTGAGTAATACCTAAAGATTTACCATAACGAGGTAGGTTACAAGACCAATACCCAGCTTTGGTTCTATCTTTTTTATCACTACAATTATGTCTATCTGCAAATGCCTTTCTAGCATCTTTGTCAGAAATCTTTGCAGATAATCCACCTTTTGCATCACCAAAGTTTACCTTAATCACATTTCCTTTTTTGTTCTTAACATAAACTTTATATTTTTTTGGACCTGAACTTCTTTGTGGTTTATTGAGATTTACTTTCTTTCCATTGTATTCTGCTTCATTAATCTCCATTGGAAAATCTAAAAGAACTTTTTTTCCTTCATAAATTCCCCACTTACCTAAATCAGATTCTAATAACCAAATATCATCCTCATCAATAGAGTTCAGTTTTCCTTCATTATACAAAGAACGTGCCTCATTATATAGTTCGAAATAACCTTTTGAACCATATCTAAATACATTCTCCACCAAAGGTGTGTTAGTATCTATATGATATTGTAGTGCCTCCGAAAGGTTACTTTCGTTACATTCCAATATAATATTATTACTCAAACTATACATATACTATATAAATATCAAAAACTAAATTTATAACCATTTAGTTAAATCTTCTACATCATCCCCAACATTCATTTGCCAAGGATTTTCATCGGCATCATTACCACCATACACCCCACTATAAGTATATGTGGATATACCATCAATGGCTCTCTTTGTTAAATCAATACCTTCTTGTCTCAATCTCAGAGCGGTATCTCTCACCCAAAGTGATATAGCTAAACTCATCGTTAAATCATCATTATATCCTCTCATTGCTTCAGCTCTACCATTCATCCATATAAATGTGAATAATTCATCAATAGTTCTAACTGAACGTATGATAATTGATTTTTCTCTAACATACTCTTCTAACTTTGAAATAATCAAAGGTCTAGTTCTTGAAGTAGTTGAAAACCCAGCTACCATTCCTTTATCTTGTGCTCTATATCTATTTGAATGTTGGTGTTCAACATCTACATATTTTAAATCCTTACTCATATAATATAAGTTAGGATAATTTCTATCAATAACTTGTTGGATACTTGCCCAACCAATGTTAGCATTTTCAATTACCAACAATGCGTTATTATATTCAGTTGCCAATGATACTAAGAAGTTTCCAAAATCTTTGGTATCTAACTTACCTCTATATTCAGCTACCTGCTCTGATGCCTCAACATCAATAACATGAGCCGCAGAATAATCCGAAGAATCACCTCTAGCAACATCGGCAACAACCATATAAGATTTTGTATAATCTGGAAACTGCCATTTCCATAAGTTACCATCAAATCCAGTTTTCTCTAAAGGTTCTTGTACATAAGTTTCTTTATAGAACTGAAGTATTTGTGGTTCAATTACGGAATCCCCAGAAGATACAAAATCACAATCACATTCTTGTGCTGCTCCTTTTGGCCCTAAGAGTACTTCTTGTTCATCTCTCCAATCTTGATTTCTTTCTGGGTGTACTGTCCAATGTAATCTAATGTTATTAAATCCATTAGTGCCATCCTCAGAACCTACCCAAGTTTTGTGAAAGAAGTTACCTACACCATTTGGAGTAGATAAAATGATTGCGTTACCACCAGTAGATAAGGTAGATTGAGCTGATATCCAAATCTCTTCAATCTTATCAATGAAAGCTGCCTCATCAAATACCAATAAGGATAGTGCTTCAGAACGTCCAGCATCTCCTGCTGCTGATGTTGCTTTGATTTGTGAACCATTTGAATATCTAAGGGATAGTTTGTTATCTTC